CCACAACTCGCGCAGCTCTTGCCTGGCTTCCTTAGTCACACGAATCAGCTCCTTCCCTCTGATGACTTCATTATCTCATCAGCGGAGAGGAGCTAGAAGGTACGGCTGGTTTGACGCTTACGATCTAGCAAACGGTGACGTATTACCAGTCGAGATCCGTGAGGCACTTCTGGACGATACTGTTACTAAGTGGGCTTTCAATGCCCAGTTTGAGAGGGTATGCCTTTCCAGATATCTAGGCACATGGCTAAAGCCCGATGCGTGGAAATGTACTATGATTTGGTCTGCTTACATGGGCTTGCCTTTATCTCTTTTGGGTGTAGGCGCTGTCCTCGGAATTGAAAAGCAGAAATTAGTCGAAGGAAAAGAGCTTATACGTTATTTCTCCAAACCATGTAAGCCTACTAAAGCTAATGGGGGGCGCACCAGAAATTTGCCCGCTGATGCGCCAGATAAATGGGAGGCGTTTAAGGCATACAATGCCCGAGATGTGGAGGTTGAACTTGCAATTCAGAGGCGGCTCAAGAACTTCCCAATGCCTGATCATGAATGGCAAAATTACTATCTTGATCAGGAGATAAACGATCGGGGAATTATGCTTGATATGGAGTTTGTAAGAGAGGCAATTGACTTAGACACCAGGTCAAGGTCTGATCTCATTACCGCTATGAGGGAGCTTACTGGCTTGGAAAATCCCAACTCAGTAACCCAGCTGAAGAGTTGGCTTGCAGAACAAGATGTCAAAACTGAGAGCTTGGATAAAGCTGCGGTAAAAGAGCTTCTCAAAGAGGTCCCTGCTCAGGTCGGAAGCGTACTGGAGATGCGGCAGTCTCTTGCCAAGTCTAGCGTAAGGAAATACGCTGCCATGGAAAACGCAGTTTGCTTAGATGGCAGGGCACGAGGACTTCTACAGTTTTATGGTGCTAACCGTACGGGTAGATTTGCTGGGCGTCTTATCCAAGTACAGAATCTGCCTAGAAACAATCTGCCGGATCTTGGGCAAGCAAGGGGATTGGTGAAAAGCGGTGATCAGGAGACAATCGAAGTTCTCTACGATTCTGTGCCTTTAGTTTTATCCGATCTAATTCGTACCGCATTTATACCTAAACCTGGTTGTCAGTTTATCGTAGCTGACTTTTCCGCCATTGAGGCGAGAGTGATTGCTTGGCTGGCCGGTGAGAGTTGGAGGAATGCGGTTTTTGCTGATCATGGAAAAATCTATGAAGCCTCGGCCAGTCAAATGTTTGGTGTGCCAATAGAGGAGATCACTAAGGATAGTCCGCTAAGGCAGAAAGGCAAAATCGCAGAACTTGCTCTTGGTTATGGTGGCTCGGTGGGCGCTCTAAAAGCCATGGGCGCTTTAGAAATGGGCTTAGCAGAAGAAGAACTACAGCCGCTTGTAAACGCGTGGCGAACCGCTAATCCAAACATTGTGCGCCTTTGGTGGGAAGTTGATAAGGCTGCTTCACTTGCTGTTCGGGAGCGAACCACTACACATTGCTACGGTCTTTGTTTTGAGTTTAGAAGTGGAATGCTTTTTATCACTTTGCCTTCTGGCAGGCGACTAGCTTATGTCAAACCTAAAATTGGCCTCAACCGCTTTGGAAGAGATGCAGTGACATATGAAGGGATTGGCAATACGAAAAAATGGGAGCGCACAGAAACTTATGGGCCCAAACTCGTGGAAAATATCGTGCAGGCAATCAGCCGAGATATCCTCTGCGACGCTATGCGCCGTCTTGATGATGCAGGTTTATCTATCGTTATGCATGTGCATGATGAGGTGGTTATAGAAGCCGATGATGGTGTGCTGTTAGATGAAGTCTGCCAAATTATGAGTATAACTCCACCTTGGGCGAAAGGACTAATTCTGCGTGCCGATGGGTTCATGTGCCCATTTTATCAAAAAGATTAATTAGCTCGTCCGATTTCAACCTTTCTCAAGGTATATGGTGAAGGCACCTTTTCAAAACTCATGCCTTCAGAAAGGATGAGCGACATGAATAAGTTGCAGGTTTACTCCTTTGAGGGGAGCCAGGTGAGAACAATTCAGCGCGATGGAGAAGTCTGGTGGGTTCTTAAAGACGTATGTGATGTTCTTGGGCTCAGTAATCCCACCATTGTAGCAGCCAGGCTCGATGCTGATGAGGTGACTAAGTTTGACTTAGGTGGCTTGTCGGGAGAAAGCAATATTGTAAGTGAGAGTGGACTCTACAATGTGATTTTGCGTTCTGACAAACCAAAAGCAAAGAAGTTTAGACGCTGGGTTACTCACGAGGTCCTGCCTTCCATTCGCAAGCATGGTGCTTACATGACGCCGCTTACCATTGAGAAATTCCTTGCTGACCCTGATTTTGGCATCCAGCTTCTTACTCGGTTAAAGGCAGAACAGGCAAGAAATGCCGCATTAGCTGAAACAGTGAGCATTCAGAAACAACAGATTGCGGAGTTAACACCTAAAGCTAGTTACTACGATGTGGTTCTAAACTGTAAAGACGCTGTTTCCACGACAACTATTGCTAAGGATTACGGCAAATCAGCGCGGTGGCTAAATGATTACCTTCATAAGCTAGGTGTTCAGTTTAAACAGGGCCGTATTTGGTTTCTATACCAAAGGTACGCTGAAAAAGGGTACACCTGCACCAAGACCCATAGCTACCTTGGCCGAGACGGTGAGTATCACTCTAAAGTTCATACCTACTGGACTCAGAAGGGCCGCCTATTTATCTATGAACTTCTGAAGTCTAAGGGCATCTTGCCTTTAATAGAACAAAGTTTTGATTGCGAGGTGGTTGGAGATGGATTGGCTTAATGCGGAAGGTTATCCAGATCCAACCGCAGCAGAGGCCATAGAGAATGTTACTCGTGAAGAGATGCGGAAAGAGTGGAAACCCTGTGTTTTTATCTGCTCTCCCTATGGGGGAGATGTGACGCTCAATACAGAGAAGGCAAAAAGGTATTTAAGATTTGCGGTAGATGAGGGTGCGATTCCATTTGCGCCCCATCTACTGTACCCTCAGGTGCTAAAGGATGAAAACCCAGTGGAGAGGGAACTTGGCTTATTCTTCGGCATAGTTTGGCTTGGCAAATGTGATGAAATGTGGGTATTTGGGAGCACGATTTCAACTGGGATGGCCAAGGAAATCGCCAAAGCCAGAAAACGGGGAATTCCGATTAGGTACTTTACCGATACCTGTCAGGAGGTGGACCATTTATGAAGATAGCGGTTGGCAATAGTCGCCGGACTAAACGGTGGAAGAACAAGGACATTTCCTGGGAGGACTTCAAAAGAATTGTCCGTACAACAAAACGCACAACTGAGACTGTATCAGAATATGCCAAGATGAAAAAGGCTGAACAGGATGAGATTAAAGATGTTGGCGGCTTTGTAGGTGGTGCACTTCGGGAAGGAAAACGCCGTAATGGTCATGTTCTTTGCCGTTCTATGCTAACTTTGGATATGGATTATGCTGTTCCAGGAGTTTGGGAGCAGATAGAATCCCTTTATGACTGGGCTTGCTGCCTGTATTCTACCCATAAACACACACCTGAAGAACCTAGGCTTAGGCTTATTATCCCGCTTGCTCGTGAGGTAAGCGAGGATGAATATCCAGCAGTCGGGCGGATGGTAGCTAAGGAAATTGGGATCGATATGTTCGATGATACAACCTATGAGCCAGCTAGATTAATGTATTGGCCCTCCACCCCTTCAGATGGCGAGTTTGTGTTCCGAGAACAAGACGGCGAATTACTTGATCCAGATGTTTATCTGGCTAAGTACATCGATTGGCGGGATACCTCTCTGTGGCCGACATCAAAGCGGCAATCAGAGGTTATTCAGCGTAGTCTGAGGGCGCAAGCTGATCCTCTAAGCAAAGAGGGGGTAGTAGGCGCATTTTGTAGAGCTTATCCAATCGAGGATGCAATTGAAATCTTTCTCCCTGACATCTATGAGCGCTCGGCCATAGAGGGTAGGTTTGATTACATTCCGGCTGATTCCAGTGCGGGGGTAGTTATCTACGATGGCAAGTTTGCATATAGCCACCACGCTACCGATCCTGTGTGCGGTAAGCTGCTTAATGCCTTTGACTTGGTACGACTGCACAGATTTGATGATTTAAATGAGAAAGCATCTTTTCAGGCCATGTGTGACTTTGCCGTCAATGATGAACGCGTAAAAAAGCAATTGGCTGAAGAGAGAAGAACAGCCGCTGTGGAGGATTTTGAGACTGTCGATGATTGGGAGAGTCTTTTGCAGCTGGATAAAAAAGGTCAAATCAAAAACACACTCACCAACATTGCCATCATTTTGCGCCATGATCCGAATCTGCAGTCCATAGTATTCAATCAGTTTAAGAACATGATTGACGTGATCGGGCAGCTTCCTTGGAGGCAAGTGAAACCAGGCTGGGGCGATGCGGATCTTGCCTGCGCTAAAATGTACTTTGAACGTATTTACGGGATTTGGTCGCCAACAAAGTTTAAGGATGCTCTGCTTGGCGTTGTATCCTCTGAACGTGTTTATCACCCTGTTAAGGAGTACTTGGACGGGCTTTCATGGGATGGGGTAGAGCGTTTAGATACTTTGCTGATTGACTATTTAGGTGCTGAAGATACTCCATACGTGAGAGCTGTAACCAGGAAAACTCTTGTCGCGGCAGTGGCTCGAATCTACGAGCCGGGTACTAAGTTTGACTCAATCCTAGTTTTAAATGGTCCCCAAGGGATAGGTAAGTCTACTTTCTTTGCTCGCCTTGGTCGGGAGTGGTATTCGGACTCACTTGCTATTTCAGACATGAAGGATAAAACAGCAGCAGAAAAGCTGCAGGGGTATTGGATATTGGAGCTTGGCGAGTTAGTGGGTATCAGGAAAATGGATGTAGAGACTGTCAAGTCCTTCGTTACCCGCACAGACGATAAATACCGTCACGCCTATGGGGTAAATGTAGAAAGTCACCCTCGCTCCTGCGTAATTGTAGGTTCTACAAATAGTGATGGAGGATTCTTGCGGGACATCACAGGCAACCGGCGCTTCTGGCCGGTTCGTGTCTTAGGTGGTGGCAAGTACAAGCCATGGGATTTAATTGATGTTGATCAGATATGGGCTGAAGCAATTGAGCGGTACCGGCTCGGTGAGGAACTGTTCCTTAAAGGAGAACTTGCCGAGGAAGCCGTTTCCCAGCAGCGTGATGCTATGGAAGCTGATGATCGAGAAGGCTTGGTTGCTGAGTATCTTGAAACTTTGCTACCTGAAGATTGGGAAGGTATGGATTTATATCAGCGCAGAAATTTCCTATCCGGTAGTGACTTTGGTGATGAAACACGTGTTGGGACTATTCGCCGGAACCAGGTGTGTAACCTTGAAATCTGGTGTGAGTGTTTCGGCAGACCAAGAGAAGCTATCAGAAAAAGCGATTCATATGAAATCGAAGCTATCTTAAACAAGATCGGCGGGTGGGAAAAGTACACTGGCGGAAAAACGGGTAAAAAGCATGTTCCGCTTTACGGTTCCCAGCGAGTTTTTGTAAGAACTAAGAACACAGACTCAGGCTCATGGGCAGATCATGGGCACAACAATTCTGTGCCTTATCTTCCTAGTGTGCCTGTAAATTGAGCCATGGGCACAGTCGCAAGCGGGCAATCCATGCGCATTTCCAGTCTATCTATGCCTATCTTCCTATAAAAAACCATATTAAATCTATAGCTATAGTAAAAAAGAGATACTGGCACGCGTATACGCGTGTATACACGCGTAAGAGTTTAAACCCCTTGGGCACGAGCATGGGCACACGGAGGTTGAAATGAGAGAAAAACAGCTAGAACAAAAACTGGTCAAGGCAGTAAAAAACGTGGGAGGTTTAGCCTTAAAATTTGTTTCCCCAGGCTATGATGGAGTGCCTGATCGCCTATTGCTACTTCCTGGCGGCAAGATGGCCTTTGTTGAGGTGAAAGCGCCGGGGTCAAAACCTAGGCCGCTCCAAAGAAAGAGGCATGAGACGCTAAGGAGCCTTGGCTTTAAGGTATATGTTTTGGACGATGAAGGGCAAATTGCAGCAGTGATTTCAGGAGGTGATGCCGAGTGAAGTTCATTCCACATGGATATCAGCGATATGCCATTGACTATCTATTAAAGAAGCCTGTGGCGGCTATATTCTTGGACATGGGCTTGGGTTAGCAAGACGGTTATTGCCCTCACTTCCATATTTGACCTTACCCTTGACAGCTTTCTGGTTCGTAAAGTTCTCGTGATTGCACCACTTAGGGTAGCTCGGGATACTTGGCCAGCAGAAATTGAAAAGTGGGATCACCTTAGCGGATTAAAATATAGTGTTGCAGTTGGCAGCGAGTCTCAGCGAAAAGCTGCGCTTATGCAAAAAGCTCAGATACATCTTATCAATCGTGAGAATGTGGACTGGCTCATACACAAGAGTGGACTTCCTTTCGACTATGACATGATTGTAGTGGACGAGCTTTCATCATTTAAATCCCATCGAACAAAGCGATTTAAGAGTTTGATGAAAGTTAGACCGCAGGTTACAAGGATCGTAGGGCTTACAGGGACACCTACTAGTAACGGGCTGATGGATTTATGGGCGCAATTCCGGCTATTAGATATGGGACAGAGGCTCGGGCGCTTTATTGGTAACTACCGTAATACCTTCTTTGTACCAGACAAGCGGAATCAGCACATGATTTTCTCCTACAAACCGAAACCTGGCGCTGAGGAGGACATCTATCGCCTAATTTCCGACATTACCATCAGTATGAAGGGCTTAGATTACCTTGATCTTCCCGAGCTTGTGATGAACCAGGTATCGGTAAAAATGTCTCAGGATGAGAAAAAGAGTTACCAGACGATGAAGCGGGACACGGTGCTATCTATTAAGGACAAAGAGATTGATGCGGCTAATGCCGCGGCTCTATCTGGAAAATTGCTACAGATGGCAAACGGAGCAGTTTACGATGAAAACCAAGATGTCGCCCTCTTACACGATCGTAAGCTTGATGCGCTTGAGGATCTAATTGAGTCTGCCAACGGTAAACCAGTGTTGATTGCCTACTGGTTTAAACATGACCTAACTAGAATTCTTGACCGTTTTCCTGCGGAGACCCTAGACTCTGCCAAGAGTATCCGGCGGTGGAATGCTGGCAGCATACCTATCGGTGTAATTCATCCTGCGTCCGCTGGTCATGGACTGAACTTACAGACGGGTGGTTCTACGTTGATATGGTTTGGACTTACTTGGAGTTTAGAGTTGTACCAGCAGACTAACGCTCGGCTGTGGCGGCAAGGTCAGAAAGAAACGGTTGTTATCCACCACATTATCACCGAAGGCACGATCGATGAGCAAGTGATGGAAGCCTTAAAGCGCAAAGATGGAACTCAAGCAGCACTGATTGATGCTGTGAAAGTGTGCTTGGACGGATGAACTGGCAATCTTTTAGGGGGGGGAAAGCCTTGGACAAAAACATTTCACTCTCACCTGTTGAACTTGCTTACCGGGAGCTTGCAAATGCAATTGTTTTACAAGCAGTTAGAGATTACCGCGATGCGCTAAAGCGCTTGGAGCGTTCTCCATATAGCAGAACCCTGTTGAGGGATAAGAGGGAAGTGGAGAGATTCTTCCGCTCGGACTGGTTTGCAACATTAACCGAAATCGATCCCGTTATGCTTATGGAAAGACTTAAATCGGAGGTGGCAGGATGACTCCTAAAGAGTATTTGAAACAGGCCCGTTGTCTTGATGTTCGCATCAACAATAAGCTGGAGCAGTTGGAGTCACTTAACGCTTTAGCTCAGAAAGCTACTTCTGCATTGAACGGAATGCCTAGACAGTTTGGCCGACCTAATTCGGGCATGGCTGACATCATTGCTAAAATCGTTGATCTGCAGGAGGAGATTGATAAGGATATTGACAGGTTAATAGATCTAAAACGTGATGTTTTAACTGCCGTAAATGCAGTGGAACGGCTGGAGTACAGGTTAGTTCTGGAGTCCCGCTACCTTCACTTTAGAACGTGGCAGGAAATAGCTGATACTTTAGGGTGTAATATACGTCACATTTATCGTCTCCACGATGCTGCCTTAAAAGAATTAAAAATTCCTTCATCATGTCACTAAATGTCACTAGTTTGCACCTGGAAATCTTGGTACACTTAAAATGGATGAGTACACTCAACTATAAGCCTTCACAGGGAAATCCCTGCGGGGGCTTTTCTTATGGGACTTTGCAAAATCGATACTGTCAATACGGCCCCACTTACACCAAAAGGGATAAATTGGGAAGGAAAAAACAGGAACTTATAGAAGGGAATAAGAAAAGGGGGTCTGACAAATGAAAAGAGCATCACTTTTGTTGTTGATTTTGATAGCTTTACTCATTGTTGGATGCGGCGTTGGAGGATTAGTTGAGGTTCCACAGAGCGAGGGGTACATAACCTTTTACTTGACGAAGGCCGATGTTGAGGCGATGAGTGTGGGCGAACCCACGAACATTCGTGTGCGAATCACTCACTCCAACGGTTATCTGATTGCAAAAGACATACCGATTACCTCGGATAGTGAAGTTGTGGAGATAAAAGTCCCCGCTGTCGATGGGTACAGGATTGATGCGGTTTCTTACGAAGAGAAGGCGGTTGGCGAATATAATAGGTTACTAAAGTACGATACAGCCCAAAACATCGTTGTACGGCCTGGTGAAACAACGATGGTTGAGTTAGTGCTTAAACCATTTGAGATTGATTTGACATTACCCGAAGAGGTGATATCAGGCGAGAAATTTCAATTGACGGTATCGAATGTCCCTGATGTTCTTAGACCTTCCGCGTATATTGCGTTTGGTGTTTCACCGTTTTCCACCAACAAAGATGTCACATCAGGGGACTATATTGATTTGGGGAGAGGCACGGCCCCATTCTATTCCGCAATCCACAAATCTAATGCTCCCGCTACTGATGTTGAAGGAGATATGTATATTCAACTCAACATCTTTTTGGACGCAACGTTTTTGATAGATGACAATGATTCGCTCACTAGGTATGTTTATTGGCATCCCGACATCTCGGCCGGTGAACCACAAGTGTCCGTGCCTCTTAGGCTTCCCGAAGGTGGAATTGGAGTTGGGATCGTATATTGATTGGGGACCTTGTGACTATCGGTAATGGGTCTAAGAGAGGTTCTTGAGTGTTACCAAACTTTGAAAAGATGTCACGCCGTGTCACTTGATGGCATTGGGCTTGACATGATATTATTAAACTAGGTAAATCTTAACGAAGCCTTCACAGGGAATCCCTGCGGGGGCTTTTTTGATGCCTAAAAGGAGGTGATGCTTTGCCCTGGAAGCCAAGACGACCTTGCTCCCACCCAGGTTGTCCTGAATTGGTTGACGGTAGGTTTTGTGAAACTCATGCCAAGCAGGAAACTCGGCGCTATGAAAAATATGATCGTGATCCTGCTAAGAGGAAGCGCTACGGGAGAAGATGGAAGCGAATCCGCGATCGGTACATTGCTGCTCATCCTTTATGTGAACAGTGTGAGAAGCTCGACAGAATAACACCTGCCCAAGAGGTACACCACATCAAACCACTCTCACAAGGAGGTACTCATGCTGAGGATAATCTGATGGCCTTGTGCAAGCCTTGTCACTCACGGATCACTGCACTTGAAGGTGGCCGCTGGCGTAGGGGGTAGGGGGGCATCGATCTCTGTTGCCTTTGGCCCGGGGACCGGGCGGGGGGTCACGCGCACAAAAACTTCAGTTCAAACAGGGGATTAAACCCCAGCTAGAAGTTGTGTGAGAAAAATCTTATATCAGGGGGTGAAATGCCATGGCTAGAGACGGGACTTACAGAGGGGGGAGGAGACCAAGAGCGGGGGAGAGGCCAGCACCTCTCGTTGAAAAAATAGCTAAAGGTAAACCGGCCCAAGTTCTTGAGGTTCCAGATTTCTTACCAGAAACAGATCTGCAAGCGGATGATCTAGAAGGTGCCGCAGAGTTGACGGGTGAGGATATCCCCGAGCCAAGTGCCTATCTAAGCGCCCGCCAAAGAGATGGTTCACCTCTTGGAGCTGATGAGCTTTTTCGGGAAACTTGGCGCTGGCTTAAGGCAAGGGGTTGCGAGCAGTTTGTGAATCCTAGGTTAGTAGAGGCGTATGCTCAGTCTTTCGCCCGCTACATTCAGTGCGAGGAAGCAATTAGCACATACGGTTTTCTCGGTAAGCACCCCACAACTGGCGGGGCAATTGCCAGTCCGTTTGTGCAAATGAGCCAGTCATTTCAAAAACAGGCCAATCTCATCTGGTATGAAATTTTTGACATAGTAAAGCAAAACTGCACCACAGCATACATTGGCAATCCGCATGACGACATTATGGAAGCCTTGTTATCAGGTAGAAAGGGAAGGTAATTACATGGGTAAAAGGATCTTAACTGCGGAAAGTGTTTGTATGGGTCATCCCGACAAACTCTGTGATCTAATAGCCGATAGTGTCCTGGATGCCTGTCTAAGAAAAGATATGGCATCTCGTGTTGCGTGTGAAGTACTGGCAACTAAGGGAAGAATAATCGTGGCGGGCGAGATCACCTGTAGCGATAAAATCGACATCAAGTCTGTGGTAAGGCAAGTGCTGCGTAGCGTTGGCTATGATCCTATGTGCTATAAGGTGTCCATTTTTACCCAGCAACAAAGCAAGGATATTTCCGACGGGGTCGATTGTGCACTTGAACGAAGAAGTGGTATCAGTGATCCGTATTCTTCCATGGGCGCAGGTGACCAGGGTACTATGTATGGCTATGCCACCAGTGAAACTTTAGAAAAGCTTCCCTTGCCGCTTGTTCTTTCGCATCGTATTGTAAGGCGTATCGACCAGTGTCGAAAGGGCAGACTTATCAAAGGTATTCTCCCTGATGGCAAGGCCCAGGTTACGGTTGAGTATAATGGCAATAAGCCACTTAGGGTTAAGACAATTGTGGTTTCTGTTCATCATGCGCCGGATAAGACGCAAAGCCAGCTGCGGGATGAGATTATCACTAAAGTCATTTGGTCATGCTTTGAAGATTTCCCCATAGATGATGATACCGAGATTTTCGTTAATCCCTCTGGCAGATTTGTGCAAGGTGGTCCAGATGCAGATACAGGATTGACCGGTAGGAAAATCATGGTTGATACTTATGGAGGACTTGCTCTACATGGGGGTGGAGCCTTGTCTGGCAAAGATCCAACCAAAGTAGACCGAAGTGGTGCTTACATGGCTAGATATATAGCAAAAAACATTGTTGCGAGCGGTCTTGCAGAAAGTTGCGAGGTCGCTCTTTCTTATGCAATTGGTAAGGCAAATCCAGTGGCGGTCACTGTGCGCTCTTTCGGCACATCAGGTCTTACCGATGAAGAGCTTGGTGAAATTGTACTAAAGCTTTTCGATCTCCGACCTGCTGCCATTATCGAGAAGTTGATGCTTTATAAGCCTATTTATGCAGATACATCTGTTTACGGACATTTTAATTCATGCCTTTTTCCCTGGGAATATGTTGATATGTACGATGAGCTAAGGAGGGAGGCGGATAGGTATGGTAATAGAGAAGATTCCAATTGAGAAGCTGATTCCCGCTGATTACAATCCACGTAAGGATTTGAAGCCTGGTGATGCAGAATATGAGAAGCTAAAACGCTCCATTAAAGAGTTCGGTTATGTCGAGCCTATCATCTGGAATAAAACAACTGGTAATGTCGTTGGAGGTCACCAGAGGCTAAAGGTACTGTTGGCTGATGGTGTGAAGGAAATAGACTGCGTCGTTGTCGAGTTTGACTCTGAAAAGGAAAAGGCGCTAAACATTGCCCTGAATAAAGTTTCGGGTGAATGGGATAGGGACAAATTGACCGCGCTCATTTCCGATCTACAAGAAGAAGATTTTGATGTAACTATTACTGGTTTTGACCTTGCAGAAATAGATGAGTTGTTCAAAGATACACTTCAAGACGGTGTTAAGGATGATGACTTTGATGTGGATAATGAGTTGCAGAAACCAGCTATCACAAAATTAGGTGATTTGTGGCTCCTCGGCAAACATCGTCTTGTGTGCGGTGATTCCACAATTTCCGACACCTATGATCTTCTCATGGATGGCAATATGGCGAACTTGGTGGTTACTGACCCTCCCTACAATGTTAACTATGAGGGGGCTGCGGGGAAAATCAAAAATGACAATATGGATGCGGACAAGTTCTACCAGTTCCTTCTTGATGCCTTTACCCTTACTGAGAGGGTCATGGCCAAAGATGCAAGCATCTACGTTTTCCATGCTGATACTGAGGGATTGAACTTCCGCAAGGCATTCTCTGACGCGGGATTTTACCTCTCTGGTACTTGCATCTGGAAAAAGCAATCGCTTGTCCTAGGGCGCTCTCCCTATCAGTGGCAGCATGAACCTATCCTTTTTGGTTGGAAAAAGAAGGGCAAACATGCCTGGTATTCAGATCGAAAGCAGTCCACGATTTGGGAGTTTGATAAACCTAAGAAAAACAGCGCCCATCCGACAATGAAGCCGGTTCCGCTCGTTGCGTATCCGATCCTAAACTCAAGCCTAACTGGCTGCATTGTACTTGATCCCTTTGGCGGCTCTGGCAGTACTTTAATTGCTTGTGAGCAAACAGACCGGGTTTGTTATACAGTCGAGCTGGACGAGAAGTTCTGTGATGTGATCGTGAAGAGATACATTGAACAGGTCGGAGATGACAGCAACGTCTATCTCGTTCGTGGAGGGGCGAAAATCCCATATGAAGATGTGCAAAAATACTGCGCCAGTCAATGAAATAACTACTTGCTATTTCACAGCTTCTGAGTGATATATGTTACTACCACACAAGAAAGGTAGGTAACAGAAATGGAGATGAGGTTTAATGTCACTGGCGAAGAAAGGAAAAGGCTGGTTAGTGCAATTAGTGAAATAGTGGATTTGCCTGCCAATTACCTTGGCACGCCAACCTTTGCCTATGAAATCGGTGAGTTTACAGTTGATCGGGAAGGAACTCTTTTTGCAGGCAGTAGTTTGGATCTTGAGTTAATGGATAACCTCAAAGCGGAACTGGCTGAGCGGGGTTTCGAGGAAGAGGATTCCGACAGGTTAGTTATTGAAATACCCATAGACGGGTTTACTGATAAAGCTCTAGATAATCTTAACAAACTGATCGCCAGCAAAGCCAGCCTTATAAAAAAGGCTACTGGGGCAAAAGAGCTCTCCATCATCAGAACTGATACCACCCTCAAGTTCCCTTGGTTTGAGCTACCTAGCAGGGATGAAGCTGAAGCATTCACTCTCTTCGTGGAGGCACTCTGTAAGACAGCCAAGCAACGGAAGCGCATCACTGCCAAAGAAAGACCGGTGGAAAATGAGAAGTTTAGCTTCAGGGTATTTCTTATCCAGCTTGGCTTTGTGGGTGATGAGTACAAGATGGCCAGGAAAATACTCTTAAGAAATATGTCCGGCAACAGTGCTTATAAACGCGGCACCTCGCCCTCAGGGGAGGCAAAAGCGCATGAATAGATTTCCCTCTAAGGAAGCGGTGGAGCACTTGAGAAAATCGTACCCAAAGGGCACCCGCGTGGAGCTTGTCCGTATGAATGATCCTTACACAAATCTAGAGCCGGGTGATAGGGGAACAGTTGATTTTGTTGATGATATTGGAACGATTTTTTGTACCTGGGATTCGGGGTCAAGTTTGGGTGTCGTCTATGGAGCGGATAGGATTCGGAAGATTTAAGTCATAAAACTTGCAGCATATATCTCGCAGAAATAGCTTGCTATAATGTATGTTTTGAGTGATATATGGAGTACCAAAACGTACAGGAGGTCTAGCAAGTGAATTTAAAGAAACAAGACTTGATTCAGACTACCTTTAATGGCAGGGACTCCAAGCTAGTAGGTAAATGGAGAGGAAATCTTGTGTTTTCCCCGGTAGATTCCGATGAGGATGAGTGCTTGGTTTACACACCGAATGAAGTTGCGGAGCTTTTAGAAACGGGCGAGTTTAGGAGGGTGGGAAGAGCGTTTTTTGGTCGTAAGCTAGCTAACCTCGATGAATTGCGTGAGTACACCAAAGCATCCATCTATAGCGCAAGCGCAGGTCAGCCGTATACGGTTGTTAAAGAGATTTACTTAGACAGCCAGGATTTTGAAGCCTTAAGCCGGGATTTCTTTGACGATCAACCGTGGCTTTCAAAAGAGGATGGCGGAGTCACTAGAGACGGGAAAATCCGTTGCATCCGGGTGGTCAATTCTGAGACTGAAGAAAGGTTCCTGGTCAACAATGAGGGCTTCAGTTATTGTCGGTACACTGCCCTTGAGATAGGTCCGACCGTTTGAGGCCGGGAGTTGAAAGGGGATTTTAAGTGAAGGGGAGCAGATGCAAATGTAGCGCGACAAGTGTAGATGTTGGAACAAGGGTTAGATTTATGTCTGATTATGGGACGGTAACTGGTGTTGTTGTGATAACTTTGGGTGGGCTTTATGGAATTTATACAGACGGATACGAGGGACTTTTTTGGAGAGATAGAAAAGCTTTAAAGGTTTTGAAGAACCCCATAAAACCACGACGCGGGTATGTCAGGCACCGTAATCGCGGAAGAAGGAGAATATCCAAGAATATTAAGTAAGAGACAATTTTTGATCGTAAGGAGCTTCTACGGAGGCTCTTTTCTTATACGCATTTTCAGGAGGTGGCACTTTGCGAAAACTGAAGAACTACAAGCCAACCAGATTCATGGCAGAGGATTCAGTCTATAACAAGGTTGCTGCTGACTATGCTGTGGCCTTTATTGAAGCCCTTTCTCACACAAAGGGCGTGTGGGCCGGAAAACCGTTTGAGCTTATCGATTGGCAGGAACAGATTGTTCGAGATCTATTTGGTATCCTAAAGCCAAATGGCTATCGCCAGTTTAATACCGCCTATGTTGAAATTCCTAAAAAGATGGGTAAGAGCGAATTAGCTGCTGCGATTGCTTTGCTACTAACCTGCGGAGATGGCGAGGAACGCGCAGAAGTATATGGTTGCGCTGCAGATCGCCAGCAAGCCAGCATTGTCTTTGAAGTGGCAGCGGACATGGTCAGAATGTGTCCTGCACTCGCTAAACGGGTAAAGCTACTCGCTTCCAGTAAGCGTTTAATCTACTTGCCCACCAACAGTTTTTATCAAGTACTATCAGCCGAAGCCTACTCAAAACATGGCTTTAACGTTCATGGCGTGGTTTTCGATGAACTTCATACCCAGCCCAATCGTAAGTTGTTTGATGTTATGACCAAAGGTTCTGGTGATGCTAGAGCTCAACCATTGTTTTTTCTGATTACTACAGCCGGCACAGACACTCAGAGCATTTGCTATGAGACGCACCAGAAAGCTGTAGACATCATGGAAGGCCGCAAGCACGACCCTACATTCTATCCCGTTATTTATGGGGCCAAAGAAGATGAAGATTGGACTGATCCTGAAGTTTGGAAAAAGGCTAATCCAAGCCTCGGTATAACCGTCAGCATCGATAAGGTGAGAGCAGCATGTGAAAGTGCTAAACAAAACCCGGCTGAGGAGAACAGCTTTCGGCAACTTAGACTTAACCAATGGGTGAAGCAATCTGTACGTTGGATGCCTATGGCAAAATGGGATGCCTGTGCTTTTTTGGTTGATCCTAAACGTCTAGAGGGGAGAATCTGTTATGGAGGACTCGATCTTTCCTCGACTACGGATCTTACCGCATTTGTTCTGGTGTTCCCCCCAGAAGATGAGGATGATAAGTATAGCGTATTGCCATATTTTTGGATGCCCGAGGCCAACATTGATCTGCGTGTCAGGAGAGATCACGTCCAGTATGATCTCTGGAAGAAGCAAGGATATCTGTTCACTACTGAGGGCAATGTGGTGCATTATGGCTTCATCGAAAAGTTTATAGAAGATTTGGGGACTAGGTTTAACATACAAGAAATCGCCTTTGACCGGTGGGGTGCTGTGCAAATGGTGCAAAATCTTGAGGGCATGGGCTTTACAGTAGTCCCTTTCGGGCAGGGTTACAAGGATATGTCCCCGCCAACCAAGGAACTTATGAAGCTAACTTTGGAGGAGAAGATTGCCCATGGAGGGCATCCAGTTCTCCGCTGGATGATGGACAATATCTTCGTCAGAACTGATCCAGCTGGCAATATTAAGCCAGATAAAGAAAAGAGCACCGAGCGAATTGACGGTGCTGTAGCAACAATTATGGCTCTTGATCGAGCTTTGCGAAATGAAGGCGGAACGGGCAGCTCTGTTTACGATGAGAGAGGATTACTAATACTTTAGTGGAATAACTATGGCATAATTAAGGTTTGATATAGCAAATTCTGCTAGGAGTGTGAGGGAGTGGCAACTTATCAACGGGGTATGGAATTTCCCCACGAGGGGTTTGTGCAAAAAGCCATTGAGGGTTATTTCTTTAGCCGGGGCTTCACTATACTGGAGGAAGATTACACCGATTTGGTTTGTGTCTGCGGCAATAGCCAGAAAAAGTGGGCTATTGAGGCTAAAGGAAAAACAACAAATATAGGGTCGGATTTTAGAACGGGACTAGGACAACTAGTTCAACGGATGAAAGAGCAGGAAACGAATTACGCCATTGCAGTACCAGAAATTGACCAATTCATCAAGCAATGCACCGTTATTTCCAAATGGGTGCGGGTGTCCCTAAACCTTCATATTATTTTCGTGGGTGAACAAGGCAATGTAAGAATTGTTTCTCCTCACGAGGAACTGGGTACTTAAAATGAATCTGGATTTGAGGGGCTGGAGAAGAGCACTGGATATTTCCAAGAAATAACAAATTACAAGTTTCAAGCATCTGTAATCGCAGGTGCTTTTTTTATGCCCATCTTTAAGGAGGTGACACCATAATGTCCATTTTAAAGCGGCTTTTTAGGTCACACGAAAAGCCAAAGAACAGCCTGTTCGGTAGCGCATACACATTTTTCTTTGGCAGTACCACTAGTGGTAAGACTGTAAATGAGCGCACCGCCATGCAGACTACCGCGGTATATGCTTGTGTGAGAATTTTATCGGAAACTCTTGCAAGTCTGCCACTGCACACGTATCGCCACACCGAAAGGGGAAAGGAAAAGGCTATCGATCATAATTTATACTATTTGCTCCATGATGAGCCCAATCCAGAGATGACTTCATTCGTGTTTCGAGAGACACTGATGGGTCATCTTTTACTTTGGGGAAACGCCTATGCTCAGATAATCAGGGATGGTAGTGGCAAGGTAGTGGCCTTATATCCTCTGCTCCCCGACAAAACAAAAGTCGAGAGAACCCCATCGGGGGAAATTTACTACGAGTATCAGACAGATACTGGTCCAGTGGTTTTGCGAAACTATGAGGTTTTCCACATTCCAGGCTTAGGGTTTGATGGTTTGGTGGGCTATTCGCCAATCGCCATGGCTAAGAACGCTATTGGAATTGCTATTGCCACTGAGGAGTATGGGGCAAAGTTTTTTGCTAATGGTGCTAATCCAGGCGGTGTACTGGAGCACCCGGGAGTTCTCAAAGATCCTAAACGTGTGCGTGATAGTTGGAATGCGGTCTATCAGGGAAGTGGAAACGCTCACCGCATTGCTGTCCTAGAGGAAGGAATGAAGTTTCACAGTATTGGTATTCCCCCTGAGCAAGCCCAATTTATCGCCACACGAAAGTTTCAGCTTAATGAAATTGCACGAATCTTTAGGATCCCGCCGCACATGATAGGTGATTTGGACAAGTCTAGTTTCTCAAATATTGAGCAGCAGAGTCGGGAGTTCGTTAAATATACTCTTGACCCTTGGGTATCCCGTTGGGAACAGGCTATTCATAAATCGCTACTAAAACCAGACGAGAAAAGGCAGTATTTCGTCAAGTTCAACGTGGATGGTTTGCTACGTGGAGATTATGAAAGCCGCATGAACGGCTACGCCATTGGTAGGCAAAATGGCTGGTTATCTGCGAACGACATTCGGGAACTTGAAGATATGAACCGTATTCCAGAGGACCAGGGAGGTGATTTGTATCTGATAAACGGCAACATGACAAAGTTAGAGGATGCTGGCATATTCGGTCAGAGCGATTCGGAGGTGTAAGTCTTTGAACAAGAAGTTCTGGAATTGGGTAGAGGATAAGGACGGGCGCACTCTTTACCTTGACGGTGTTATTGCTGAAGAGACATGGTTTGGCGATGAAGTTACGCCCAAACAATTCAAAGAAGAACTGTTGAGTGGGACCGGTGATATTGCCGTCTGGATTAACTCTCCAGGCGGTGACGTTTTTGCAGCAAGTCAAATCTATAATATGCTGATGGACTATAAGGGCAAGGTGACAGTCAAGATTGACGGGATTGCGGCCAGTGCAGCATCAGTAATCGCCATGGCAGGTAGCGAAGTTCTTATGTCACCTGTCTCTATGATGATGATTCATAATCCGATGACGGTTGCTTTTGGAGATGTCGAGGAAATGGGGAAAGCCATCGCCATGCTCGATGAGGTGAAAGAGAGTATTATCAATGCTTACGAATTAAAGACAGGTTTGTCAAGAGCGAAGCTAGCCCGACTCATGAACGAAGAGAGCTGGTTCAATGCAAAAAAAGCGATAGAACTGGGCTTTGCTGACCACATACTCTTTGCAGGGGAAGAGGAGGGACGACCCAAAACGGAAGCGGTACTATTTCGGAAGATGGTTGCGGTAAACTCGCTTTTAGGGAAACTGCCACGGGATGAAAAACCGCAGGGAACTGATGTTAGCATTTTTGAGAAGAGGCTTAATCTCTTAAAACACCAAGGAGGAATGTGAAATGGAACAGATACTAAAACTTAGGGAAAAGCGTGCCAAAGCCTGGGAAGATGCCAAGGCTTTTTTAGATTCTAGAAGAGGACAGGATGGTTTGATCTCCCCGGAGGATGAGGCGGTTTACGACAAGATGGAAGCGGAAGTAATCAATCTCGGAAAGGAGATTGAGCGCTTAGAAAGACAGGCAGTGATTGATCGAGAACTGGCCCAGGCTACTACGATGCCGATTAAGAATGCTCCTTCTATTGAACAAGGGAAAGCCAACCCTAGAGCCACTAAGGAATATAACGATGCTTTCTGGAAGGCCATCCGCAGCAAACATGGCTACGAAGTGATGAATGCTCTCCAGATTGGTGAAGAAAGTGAAGGTGGTTACCTTGTTCCCGATGAGTTTGAGAGAACGCTTGTGCAAGCTCTGGAAGAAGAAAATGTTTTTCGTAGTCTAGCAAAGGTTATCACCACATCTTCTGGAGATCGGAAAATTCCCATCGTTATCTCTAAGGGTGAGGCCACTTGGGTAGATGAAGAGGGGCCGATTCAAGAATCAGACGACTCTTTCGGGCAGGCTTTTCTAAGTGCACACAAAGTAGCTACCATGATTAAGGTCTCCGAGGAACTTCTCAACGACAGTGCTTTTGATCTTCCAAGCTACATTGCCACTGAGTTTGGTCGTAGGATCGGCAACAAGGAAGAAGAAGCCTTCTTTGTAGGAGATGGAGAGGGTAAACCCACTGGCATCTTTGATGACGATGGCGGCGGAGAGTTGGGAACTACTGCAGCCAGTGCCACAGCAGTAACCTTTGATGAGATCTTCGATCTGTTTTACTCGTTACGGGCTCCGTACCGTAAACGGGCTCACTTTATAATGAATGACTCAACGGTCAAATTGCTCAGGAAGTTAAAGGATAATAACGGGCAATATATCTGGCAGCCATCAGTTGCAGTAGGCCAGCCAGATACTATTCTTTCAAGACCACTTGTCACATCTCCTTATGTCCCTGAGGCAAAAGCTGGTGAAAAGGCTATTGCATTTGGGGATTTTGGCTATTATTGGATAGCGGATCGCCAAGGGCGCAATTTCAAACGTCTCAATGAGCTGTATGCTGTTACTGGACAAGTCGGTTTCATTGCGACCCAACGGGTTGATGGAAAGCTAATTCTTCCAGAATCGATTAAATATCTGCAGATGAAAGCTTCCTAAGTTAGAGTTAGGCAGGTGAGGGTTTTGGCGGTTTCTTTGGAGGAAGCAAAACTTTATTTGAGGGTTGATGGCGGTGAGGAGGATGCGCTCATCGCCGCCCTTATTGAAACGGCAAGTGAGCTGTGTGAAGGGGTGCTCAGAATGAGCCTTGAGGATTTTGAAGAAACCCCCAAATCGGTAAACCAAGCGATACTGTACATCACCGCAAACTTGTACGAGCATCGAGAAGAACTTGACATGAAGGTAGTGGAGGATGTTGTAAAAAGATTGCTGTCTCCATTTCGGAAAGAAGGTTGGTGATTATATTAACATCGGTGATCTTAGACACAGGATAGCTATCCTGGAGTTCACAACCTACATGGATGAATGGGGGAATCAGATTTCAGACTGGATTGAGACTGATCATCTTTGGGCTAGGGTTTCTAACATTCATGGCCGGGAGTACTTTGCAGCAGCTGCAGTCCAATTAGAAAAGATGCTTGTTTTTACCACTAGATACAGAGAAGGTTTGGATGAATCGATGCGGATACGATTCCAGGGACGCGATTATGATATCAAGTTCGTTGATAACATTAAATACCAAAACAGGTATATGGAAATCAAGGCTATGTTGACCGATGCCCAGTAGACAATCGAAAACATACCGGTTGTGACCGTTTAAGAAGAGGTGGTGAAGAATGGATCTATTGGTGGAGCTAACCAAGCTTGTGCTTCCCTTTGTGGGAGTTATGTTGAGTTTTGCTGTGGCCTACGGTGCAGAGTTTTTCAGACAGAAGTCAAAGAGTGAGGTAGCAAATCGGGCAATCAACTCTGTCGAAAATATAGTACAGGCGGCGGTGCTTGAAGCGCAACAGACTGTGGTTGATAATCTAAAAGAGTTAAATGGTGGCAAACTTACCGATGAGGAAAAAGTGCAGATTAAAAGTAGTGTGCTGGCTGCTGTAAAAGCTCGATTGACTGAGGAGACGATTAATGAGTTAAGAGGAATAACCGCTGATGTAGAAGGGTATCTGACCAGCTTAATTGAGTCCCATGTCCATATTCACAAAGAATTCCGTGGTGTTATTGGGGGAAAGTAGCAGGGCCTTCGCTTTCTCTTGGTCCGATTGCAATTAGAACCACTAGCGATGGTGGATTGGGTATCCAGTATGAATCAGGGAATTTGCTAGATGGGCGATTGCTGGCGGCCATATCTGTGAGTAGGGAGCGAGGTCCTAGCTTTGGTTTTCAATGGAAAAAAGTATTTTGAGGAACGTCTGTTTTCGGGCAGGCGTTCTTCTATTTTGCCCACGAAAGAGGTGGTCTAGGTTTGCGGGAAATATGCAAGCATCTGCAATTTATGTTTGCAGGTCTTGGTGCCTGGTTGGGGTGGTTCTTAGGCGGCTATGATGGCTTTATATACGCTTTAGTTGCATTGGTGACCATCGATTACATTACGGGTGTCATGCGAGCTTTTGTTGAAAAGCAACTATCGAGCGAAATCGGGGCGAGGGGTATTGTCAAAAAGGTGCTCATATTCACTCTTGTGGGCATAGGGCACACCATAGACAGTCAGGTACTTGGCGGCGGTAATGCAATTCGTACTGCCGTCATTTTCTTTTATCTAAGTAACGAGGGAATCTCTATTCTGGAGAATTCCGTTGCTATGGGACTACCCATTCCCGACAAGTTGAGAATGGTACTAGAGCAGCTGCGTTCGGAAGGGTCTAGGACAGATGAACCTAAATAGGCTGTATCTCACAAAAAACGAGTGCTATCGTGCGGGGCAAATCATAACCCCAAAAGGAATTATGGTTCATAGCACCGGAGCCAACAATCCACATTTGAAACGGTATGTAGGGCCTGATGATGGAAAGTTGGGTGCGAATGTTTATAGAAATCATTGGAATCAAGCTCGACCAGATGGCAGACAGGTGTGTGTTCACGCTTTCATCGGTAGGCTCGCTGATGGCAGCATTGCCACCTATCAGACCTTACCCTGGAATTATCGCGCTTGGCATTCGGGAGGAACAGCTAATAACACTCATATCAGCTTTGAGATCTGCGAGGATGATTTGACCGATAGTGTGTACTTCAACGCGGTCTACAAGGAAGCAGTGGAGCTTTGTATCTATCTCTGCGATAAGTTTGGGTTAGACCCTGAGAATATCGTTGACCACAGTGAAGGGTGCAAATTGGGAGTTGCTAGTAATCACAGGGATGTCATGCACTGGTTCCCTAGGCATGGAAAATCAACGGATACCTTTAGGGCTGATGTTTTAGATGGTTTGGGATTAAGGTGTCTCTACAAGGTACAGGTTGGAGCATTTCGTGACAAAGTCAATGCGGAAAAAATGCTGGCTGAAGTAAAAATGGCCGGATTTAAAGATGCGTTTATCAAATTTGAATAATGGTACAATTCAACAGTCCCTTTCTGTCCTTTGGACAGCTAGGGGCTTTTTTTATTTTGTGCTAGACCGTCCGAATTGGTGCTTCCTAGTGGTTTATAGTGAAGGACAATCAAAGCGCATTTGCGTTGAGGTTTTACTTGCTATTAGCCCGTTATAACGCTAATATGACATACCTTCAATATCTATAGAAGGTGGTGTCTTGCAGGGTTAATCAGCTTTGATCCTTCGTAAAAAGCTCTGATAGGGGGAAGCGAAATGCAAGGCGCCGATGTACACTTATTAACCGTTAAGGAATTGGCTGAAGTTCTGAGGATTGGTCGTTCTAGCGCATATGAACTGTGTAGACAAAATGAGTTCCCGGTTATTCGGATAGGTAAAACTATTCGGATTCCCAGAAAGGCATTGTTTGACTGGATAGAACGCCGATCCGAAAATGCCAATGATTTAGCGGACTATAACTGCCCGCCATTTGGGAGGTGAAAACTGGCGGTGACAGGTGAGAAAATCTGAGGAAAGGAGCTGCCAAAATTTGAGAGGCTCGCTAAGAAAGCGTTCCAAGGTCTCTTGGACAATAACGTTGACCTTGGGTAGGAAAATCGATCCCAAGACCGGGAAAAGCAAAGTCAATCAGAAAACATATACCGTTAGGGGAACTAAAGCAGAGGCTGAGGCTAAGCTGGCCGAACTACTCCACCAGTATAACAGGGGTGAATTGATCGAACCTACGAAAATGACTACCGGTGAGTGGCTGCAGAGGTGGATTGATGTTTATGTGAAAAACAGTAAGAAGAAGAGACTCAGGACAATTGAAACCTATGAGAGTGTCGTAAGAAGGCACCTGATTCCTGCTTTCGACAAAATCCCTCTGCAGCAATTGAGTGCTGGTCATATCCAGCACTACTACAATACTTCGGAACTCGCTTCATCTACTTTAGAACAACACCACGCCATTTTACATCAAGCCCTGAAGGTTGCGACAATCAACGAACGACTGCTTAATGTGAATCCAGCCGAAATGGTTGTTGAAAAACCTGTAGCTGGGAAAAACCTGGAAGTGCAAGTCTGGGATGAAGAAGAAGTCAGACGTTTTCTCACTGTAGCCCGCGGTATAGGAACAGAGGTAGAAGCATTCTATACACTAGCCATAGAGACTGGGATGCGCAAGGGTGAGTTGTGTGGACTGATGTGGGATGATGTAGATATCAATGCTCGCAGGATATCTGTGAGGCGTACGCTGCTCAAAGCTGGTCCGGAACCGGTACTGGGGGTTCCTAAGACCGGTCGGGGCAGAGCCATTACCATATCACCACAGACAGCCAGCTTGCTCAGAAAACATCAGCTGAGACAAAAGGAATTAAAGTTGAGTCTAGGAGGCGCCTACAAAGATAGGGATTTTGTATTCACTAAGGAGAATGGGAACCCAATTCAGATCAATAATTTCGGTCAGAGAAGCTTTGCTAACCTAATTGAAAGTGCTGGAGTAAAGAAGATCCGGTTTCACGACTTGCGGCACACCTGTGCTACGCTGCTATTAGCTAAGGGGGTAAATCCGAAAATAGTACAAGAACGCCTTGGACATTCGGATATTAGCATGACTTTGAACAGATACTCCCACGTAACACCGACTATGCAGGATCAAGCCGCTAGGTTGCTCGGCGATGCTTTACAATTTTAACACACTAAAACGCTATGTAGCAGTGCTTTCAAGAAGACTCTACATAGCGTTATTATATTCCAGGAAGGGTTATTACCTGAAAAAGCCAATGTGGTATTTATTAGAGAATAGTTAAAGGAGTGGTGTATTGTGAAAAGAGCATTTTGGATAATAGTGGTTCTTTTTGTATTGTGCGGCAAAGTCAACGCTTTCGAACGACATGAGGCTGTTTTACCGTTCATCGGTGAACAGCTAGGTAAACTAGAGAACGCTACTGGATGGATGAAAGGCCCAGGCGATCGTTGGATAAGCAGGGAGAACAGAATACCGAAGTATTTATCTGCAGACTATGATATATTACAGGATTATGAAAGGCATAGCTTAGGTGTTTATAATTTTGATTTAATTGAACTTAGGGAAGTGTCCATACGGGATAAGGGCTACTATTTGCTTCTAATACATAAGAAGGGAGGATCCTACCGGTATCCTACAATAAGGGAAGATTGGTATTACAATTACCAAGTCCGGGGGTATGTATTTGAAAAGACTGACCTGCCTCAAATGGATCTTGCTGATAGAGAACCGACTACTTTAACGCTTAAATTGGTAGCGACTCCAAGTGTTGTTTATTATAATGACAGATACGGTACAGCTTATTTGAATGATATTGCGCTAAAAATAAATGAGGAGTTAGAAAAAGAAAGACATCATGACCTGAGTCTGATCATCAACGTCATGAAGCTAGATGATGCTTTGCGATTTATAATGGTTGAAAAAAGCGTTTCTACACACGGCAAATATGAGTTTGAAACCTATAGTGGCCTTTACGCAACAAACCAGGACCTCCCCATAAGTATTGAGGAAGTCGTAACTGCCGAAGTGTTCAGAAATTTCTACTTTGAAACCGATTACCAAGCGTTCGCTGATCTCTGGAATAGGTAATTCCTTACGATGAACCAATGGGCATGCTGGCATCGAAGTGGGCATTCCCATTGGCATTTATTGGTGCCCAGTGACCAAGAGTACAGATTGCTAACCCCTTAATCTAGATATCCTTCCAAGAAATGGGTGATGGGCAACTGATGGGCAATTCACCTCGGAAAACAACAAAACCCCAGCTAGTCTGGGGTTAATCTTCATATGGTGCCGAAGGTGGGATTTGAACCCACACGGGCTTGCGCCCACTGCGCCCTGAACGCAGCGCGTCTGCCAATTCCACCACTTCGGCTCGCATGAATTATGTTACCACGGAACAAGCCGGTTG